AGTGTCGAGGATATATTGATACCATTCCATTGCACCTTTTCCAACTTCAAGCTGTTCTTGTATTTGCGCTATTCGCTTATTTATTTCTTCCGTCGATTGCGCCGTACTTAACTGCTGTTTTTGAAGTTCAATCTGCGCATTGATACGTTCTAATTCATACTCAAGAATAAGTTTTAAATATCCGATTTGAAGTTCATACTGTACTCCCGTATAGTATACAGAGCTGTTTAGTTCAGGATACATAGTTAACATTTCTTCAATTTGTGATTTGACGTCTGCTGCTTCAATTGAATTAATTGCTTGCAAATCATTGTATTTTCTTACAAGCTCAATCAAAGTTATATAACGTTCTGCCGTATTTTTAACTTCTTCATTTAAACTTGCTGCTTCAACCGTCGATTTAGAAAGATTTTCATTTAGTTGTTGCAATTCCGCTGCACTCAAACCTTCAAGCGCTTTCTTTGCTTTTTCTGCCTCTTCTGCTGCATCTTTCATATATTGATTCAACGTCCCTATCGCAATTGTTGACGCACCCACCGCTGCGCCAATTCCAAGCAACGCTCCTAACCAGTTTCCAGTTCCCAACTTCAACGCACTTAAAAGCAAATTTACTGTTTGCATAATAGGAATGAGCGCAACTAAAGCTGTTGTTACTCCCATGATAATTTTTTCTGCTGGGCTCATTTGTTCAATCCAATCTGCAAACGCCATCCCAACTTTTGTTATCCATTGCAAAAACGGTAGTAATGCTTCTCCTATTTCAAGCTTTATTGCATCAAACATATTTTGCATCTGTTTTCGTGTATTCTCAAGACTACCTTGCATCTTCTCATATGCCGCATCAGTCTTTCCTGCTACCGTTTCCATTTGTTCAAGAATGCTTGTGAAATTTTCCGCACCTTCACCTGTTAACGATAACACTGCTCTCAAAGCTTGAACAGAACCAAATAATGTAGTCAATATTTCTACATTCCCGTTCGCCGCTTCATAAGCTTCATTCAATATTGCTGCAAAACCTTGCTCTTTAAGAGCCGTTTCGTTGAATTCTATTCCAAGTTCATTTATTATTTTCTTCGCTTGCTCAGAAGGAGCTATAATGCTCATAATTGCTTGGTTTAACGAAAACACCGCTCGTGAAGTAGATAACCCCTGCTGAGTCATTGCTGCAATAGCTGAAATAACTTCTTCAAGACTAACTCCCGCTTGCGAAGCTGTTGGAGCTACAAGCCCAATTGACGAAGATAACTCCTCGAATGTGGTTTTACCTTTGTCAACTCCTAAAAACAAAATATCATTTATCCTTGAAACTTCCTCGGCTGAATATCCCCAAGCATTCATAACTGTTGTAAGCCCGTCAACGACAGTAAACAAATCCGAAGCTCCCGCTTGCGCTGCTTTCATAGCTTCTGAAACAAATGATATTGCGTCACCCGCTTCAATTCCTGAAGATACTGCTTGATACATTGCATTTGCTATTTGTTCTGCACTATATACACCTTGTTTAGAGAGTTCAATAATAGACTGCTGCAAGCTTTTGAATTCTTCTTCTGTTATATCAAGTAATGTCCAAATCTGACGTGTTGCATAATCAAAACTCATTGTTAAACTCTGAACGTCTTTGATTACATTTTTCAAACCAAGCGAAATACCCAAAGTCGCTGCCATTGACGCAACGCTTTGTGTAAGTTTTGAAAAGTTGCTTTCTGCTTTTGCTATCCCTTGCTCAAAGTCTGTCGTTTCAATTCCTAAAGTATAATAAAGTCTATCAAGTTCAGGCATCTTTTTTCACTTCGCTTTCTTCGAAAATATCAACTCCAAAGATTTGTTTCAAAGTCTCTTCTTCGTCCATCTCCTCAAGTTTGTATGTTTCCTTGTCTTGACTATATATTTCCTCACTTGCTTTTGAAAGCAATATAAGCTGTTGAGGAGATAAATTCCAAATTATATATTCGATTGTCCATCCCATGGTTTGCGCTATTGAAAAGATTATTTTTGTGAATCTGAGAGAATCCCCTCTACGTCGTACGCCTGCGCCAGTTTCAGCGCCATTAGAAAAAAATCCGATATATCCGCCATCCTAATTACTTGAATCAAAAGTGGTGTAAAATCTTTAATACTCATGTTCCATTTAATCTCTTCTGACGTAATTATCTTTTCTTCCTTTGAATTATTAATTAAAAGTGAGATTATCCGTGTTACACAATCAATTGCTTGTTCACTTTTTTCGCTTGTTATTACATTGTATATACCACGCAAAATATCAGTTACCATCGTTTCAAGCTTTGTTTTGTCATCATATTTTGAAACATCAAAGCCTATAATTCCCAATAATTCCTGCATTTCACGCGCTATCAAACTTGAAACGCCCAGCGAAGGAGATTTTATTTCATATTCTTTGTCCCCGATTTTTACTTTTTCAGGAAAGTTTCCTATAACGCCTAATTCGCCTTTATTCTTCATACTTCCACCTCATTCAAAAAAAATATAAAAAGCAAAAAAAGGGAGACTAAGCTCCCTATTAAGCTACTGTAATTTTCTTAATTGTGACTGGTTTATATGTATCTGAAGAGGGTTTCAATATTGCCACATCAAGTGGAATTGTAGACGCATCATCACTTCCAAAAGTTATGGTTGAATTGCCCTTGACTAATGCTCGTGGAATTTCAATTTCATAATATACTTTGTTTACTGTTCTCGTTGTTATTTTTATACCCTTTTCTATTCCTTCAACCAATGCTGGAATTGTAACTACGCTTCCCGCCGCTGATCCACCAAACGCCAAAGCCAAATTGTCTGGAGACGCATCAAGCAAATTCAAAGTTAAGGTTTTTGGAGCTTGAGTGGCTATTATGGCTTCGGGATCACTCTTTTGGTCACTACGTATCTCTACAGAGGTTATATCTTGAGTTAAAGTTCCTCCACCTTTAGTCACGCCTAAATCTGTTCCATATGTTCCCGTTTCTTTTGTACCAATTTTTACATTTGCTATCGAAAATATCAAATTAGCCGCTGCCATTATTTTTCACCTCACTCTCACAATTTTGTGATAGTAACAGGATTCCCTGACGCTGGAGTTAAAACTGTGATTTCGATAGGTATTGACGAAGCGTCGTCATTGCTGAATGTAATTGTCGAATTGCCCTTTATGAGCGCCCTTGGAATCTTTATTTCATATTGAATATTATTAACTTTCCTTGTCGTTATCTTGACTTGCTTTTCAACTCCTGTAACCAACGAAGGTATTGTAACCTTGTTAGTATCTGTTGTATCCACTGATCCACCAAAAGCAAGCGCAAGATTACTCGGTGTTGCATCAAGCAAATTCAGTGTGATAGTCTTCGTTGCTTGAGTCGCGATAATAGCCTCAGGATCTGACGCTTGATCGCTCATTATCTCAAGAGACGTAACATCTTGTGTAAATGAGCCTCCGCCTTTAGTCACGCCTAAATCTATTGCCCAAGTCGGATTTGATTGCCCTACCTCATCCAACTTCACACTTTCAATTGAAAATATCAAATTTGCCATTTCTTTTCAAGCCTCCTTTAATATGCTTTAATTCTATATCTTAAAATTGTGAAAGCTTCCTGCGGTCTTTCACCATCAATAAATGGTCCGTCAATACTCATGGGCTCATAAAAAACTATCTCACCGCTTGGAAGCGTTATATTTCCATCTTCTAACTCTGATTCAATCTCATGTTGAATATTTTCTAACTGGCTTGTATTCACTATTCCACTTTTAACCGTTGAATAGATAACAAACCATACTTGAGCGGTTTGGAGAGTGTTCTGAACGTTTGCTTTCACTTGAATTACAACTCGTTCACCTGCTTGATTTGAGAAAAATTTGTAAACAGGTACAGAAATACCTGTCGTTATCGTTTCATCTTCTTCTCCTTCTTCACCGGGAATAACTGTGACTACTTTTCTTAACTTGTTGAAAAAACCGCTTGCGATCTCTCCATGAAGCATCTAATCACCCTTTCAACTTTTTAAAGCTTGCTCAAGTATTTTTGCCGTAGGAATGTTTTCAAAGGCTCCCGTCAATACTACATACCCTCTCGCTTCTACGTATATTCCATATTCCATTCCTGCGAACGTAACTAATGCATAACCTTCACTCGGGATTTCGTTTTGGACAAGACTAACAACGATATCTTTATTACTTCTTGCTGGGCTGTTCCCTTGGAAGTCATACTCTCGTCCGTCTTTGAAAATTATATAACCTATGCTGTTTCTGAGGTTTCCTGTTCTATCAGTATAACTCCCGTTATCTCTCGCCCAATTGATAGATTCTTGCCCAATTCTGTGAAGAATATTAACTAAATTTTCTTCGCTTTCTGAAATATACTTTTTAAGACTGTTTGCTAACTCTTGCGGAGTCTTATTCCAACCCACGGCAAATTACCTCTTTGTGTTTCTCATACTCTCTTATCTCAACCACCGTGTAATCTTCATCATCAACCGTTATTACTTTTCCTACATCTACTGCCGCACCTTTATTTGAACCTTTCAAAAACAATATTCGCATTTTATTTTTCAAAATACCATCATCAGTTATATTTAGTGAATCGTACTGTGAAATTGACTGAAAATCTCTACTTTCGATTGTATATGTATTTGTAACTTGTGAAACAGTCGGATTACCCCATTGATCGTATGTTATTGTTTCAGTATACGTCTTCAAAGTCATTTCTAAGTCAACTCACTTGACGAGTCGTAGAATTCACTTACAATCACTTTTCCATTTCTTGTTCGTATGTTTTCAATAGCTTGCATAATTGATTGCCTGTCAATCTTTTCAACAATTTCACCCTGATCATAGTCTACAACACCGATTACATACAACTCAAGAATATCCGCACAAGCCAACCAAACAAATGGAGTCAAATCCTTGTCTACAGGCTCATTGCCTTTAATATCGTATTGTGAAAGCATCATCTTTAGATATTCGTCACCGTACGGTTCATGTTCAAAAAACTTGCTTAAAAACGCTTTCAATTGTTCGAGTGTGGTTGCTATTTCCGCCATTTTTACCACCTCATTTTAAAAATTTCTACAACTCTATCTTAAACACATTCACCTTCGAAGCGGCTGCTGCTAAATTAGTTGTTGTAGTACTTAATTCTATGTTTACAGAACCATCATCTCCATGATAATATGTTTCAAGCGGAGCAACTAGAAATGTTCCTGAATATGGTACTGAGGTTGTAGATGCAAAAGTTTCTGAAATCTCGAAAGCGGCTGATTCCTCATATCTATCTTTGATTGTTACTGTTAAATTTTCGTTTGCTTTCACTGATAAATCGATAGCTATGAGCGTATCAGGATCGTCAATTTTTAAAACACCTACGGCTGTCTGTTTTGTATCATAACCAGCAAAGTTAGCTAATTCCAAAGACGCATTAGCTTCTGCTAACAAATCACTTAATGCATTAAATTTTCTCTCTAATTTCATATTCTCACTCTCCTCTCTTTACTTTCACTGAGACTAACGCTTCAGGATAAAACACTTTTGCACCATAAAGCACAAGCCCACGCACTACGTCTGCGAAGTTTGTCGAAGAACGTATGGCTTCAGTAGTTTGCACTTGCATAGCAAAAGAGATAGCCATGTTTGTTCCACCCATAAGATAATGATATAAAGTATTACTTTCGGTTTTTGTTTGTAAATTGTTTGATTTAAGAATTTGTATTCCTGCAACCCTTGGAATAACTCCCGTTGTTTTATAATTTTCTACTGCCATTTTGTATTCATCTGATTTTAATAACATTGCGTGAAACCATGGTGGAATAACTAACCATCTACCCGAATCTGGAACATTCTTTTCATCAAACTTTGAACTTATTTCTACAATTAAATCATATGCTGTTATTTCACCAGTTGACGCTTCACCTGATACAACTGTATAACCATTATCAAGTTTTATACCTGCTTCTTTATATTTTCCTGCTATGAAAGTGTCTATATCTTTTGCCAAAGAATAAGCTGCCCTTTCCATAGCTGCATCCATAAGATTCACATTTGCTTGAGCTGCATCAACGTCATAAACCTGAAACGCAAAATATCTTGCTTGATCTATTGTTAATACGGCTTGAGTTGAATCTAAATCTTGAACATCTATAGCTCTATTCTTTACCCAATCATTAACTCCAATAGGTCCGATTTGATTTACTCTTACTGTATCACCAAAATTTTTTATTTCACCTTCGTAATCGGTATTCACCAAGCTTTTGAAAACCAAATTCATATCTAAATGTTTCAGTAATCTTGAACTCCAAATTTGCGGAATAAAATTTTTTACTGCCATACTTTTTAGCCTCCTTTATATTTTTTCATTTTGATTTTTTTAAAAACTCTTGTAACTCTCCACTTTCAAAAAGTTTGTTAATCTCATCTGGAGAGAGTTGCGCTAACATCTCCCGAGTGATATTTAACGGTTGTTTTGTTACTTGTTCATATTTTCTACCCTTGAGCCTATTTTCAAGCTCATTTTTCAACCTTTCCTGCGTAACCTCTTCAAGCGCGGATTTCAGAGTTTCTATCGATTCTTTTATCTGTTCTTCACTATCACCCTGTATCAATTTTGCCAGTGTAACAGGAAGCCCAGAGTCTCTTATCAATTCGCGCTTTTTTATCTCCCAAAGTTCACTTTCTTTTCTCTTGAGCAACTCTTCCCACTGCTTCTCTTGTTTCAATCGCTCCTCTTCTTGCTGCTTTTTGATATTTTCTTCTCGAGTTTTTATTGCGCTTGTGATCTTTTGATCAATGAGCGATTGCAATTCTGATTTGCTCATTACTTCATATTCTTCTGCATTTATTCCTAATTGCTCTGCCATAGCCTTCAAAACTTCCTTCGGATCTTTATCGTCGTATATCACATCTTTCTTTTGCTGCTCATTTTGTTTCTCTTGAGTCTTGTTTTGAAGCCCTTTTTCAAGTTCTTCATTCTCAAGCCTCTTATCTTCATTCGCCATTTTACTTACCTCCTATATTTTATTCTTCCTTCGTTGCCCACGGGCATTCATTTTCTTCTGCTATTCTTCTTGCTTTTGCTTCTATTGCTGCATCCTTGTTCATTATTGCCCTTCGGTATGCTGCAAGCAACCCTGCGCAACTGATTTTCCATTCTCCATCGATATATTTTTTGTACGGATACCGTCTACCTTGCTCATCTAAAAATACGTGACTTGGCCAATCTTCACGCTTGCTCGAACCCGCGCTTGGCACATTCCACGTTTTGTCTCGTTTCATCACATCCGCCATTTATTTTCATCTCCCTTCTACAGGAATTATATTTTCATCTAAAACACTTGTTAAATAACAAAAACAGTTAGGATGTGGAGGCAAACCCCCATTAGGAACCGCATCTACAGGATAAACTCCCATTCCAAGCCCCAAATTCGCTCTTGCATAATCTTCACATACACACTTCTCACGATGAGAGCCTGACAAATTCCATTTTATACCCTTTACAAAAGATAATTGTTTCACTTGTTCCATATAGCTACCTCTCCAAGCCTTCTGTATTTCCGTTCGTGCTACTCGTTTTGCATTGTAACTTTCTTTTCTTTCTACATATTTTGCTACTTCCTCAGCAATCTTATTTGGAGACGCGTTTTTCAATTGATTCTCCAAATACTTTGGTATCTTTACTTCTACTTGCTCTGCCGTCTTGAGTATTTGCTCTTTCAATCTGTCCGCACTCATTCCTGTTTGTAAGCTAAGCATCACTTGTCTTTGAATGTTTTTACTCGCTTCATCTGCCATCTTCCAAATTCTGTCCGAAAGTTTTAATCCATCCGCATCGTAAATTTTCCATATATTGAACGTCGCATGTTTGTTCAGTGAACACAAAGTCAACCAACGTTCCCCTTCTTTTTTCAATACCCTTTTCTTTACATCATCAAACAAATAATCTGTACGTTTAAATCTTACTTTGTTTGTCTCTAACGCTTCATCAAGCTGATTTGAAAGCTCATCATACCACGCTTCATAAACTTTGCCATCAACCTTTTCAAAGTATTCTCTAAATCCTTTTTCCAAATTCTTTGCATATTTATTTGTTTCTATTTTTAGTTTCTCTTTAAACGTCTTCGGTATAACATAGTTTTCAAAACCCGTTGAAGATATCAGTTTTTCTACATTATTTACAAAAGGTCTCAAAATTTCTCTCTCATAAAACCTTTCAAACTCTGCAATAAGCTTTATATCTTCCCTCATCTTCATTCATTCTCTTCTTGAATATTTTTCAACTCTTCTTGCGCTTGCTCTTCATACACGTCATACGTTTCTTCTTTTATCCTCTCTGTTTCCTGCGCCACATCGGTAACGTACGGAACATTGTTCATCACCGTCTCCCTACTTATTACACCTGAATTATAAAGCATAAGCAAATTATTTACAAGTTCGGCTTCGTTGGCTGGAATACTAACATTGAACGTAATCTCAAGCTCATCTAAATTGATATCTCTACCAGTCTTTATTTTATATAACTCCGCTAAAAGCTTGTACCTTTCAGTAAAACCATGTTTCAATACTAATTGCTTCTCGTTGGCCTTTATCAACGCTGTAGAGTACATAATCGATAGCGCAACTCCAGATATATTCGATATGCTGGTTGGAGAAAGAATAACCTTTGGAGTCATTGATATTTCGAATATCAAATCTTTCAACTCTTTCAAGTACCACTTTACCGCTTCAACATCCTGATTCCATGTGAGATAGCGAACGTCCGCGCCCTTCTCAAAATTCAATATCTTTCCCTTTCTTGCGTCAAGGTTTGGCAACTTCTGCCCAAACGCTACCAAGGTAGGGTCTGAATGATATTCAATAGTATCACCGATATCGGATAATTTCTCTTCATATTCTTCTATGAGAGACTGAATATCTTCAAGATCTGATATAACCTTTCCGTGAAATTCTTGAATATAACTGATAATAGGAATTTGACTGAATATATTCTCTTCGCTTGCTTCAAGAATAAGATTATTTTTATATTCTTCAATTTCTTCATTTGTGAAAAGTCTAACAATACGCTTTTCCTGATTATTTTCGTCTAATACCTTGTAATCTTCTATAAATGCTTCTAATTCCATATAATCGTCAAAGAATGGTATAGCTGCCATTCCCATTATATTTCTGAGTCTCGGCTCACCGTCTTCATCTAAATAAAAATGTTCATATGTTTGTCCAAAAACGCATAGATTCTCTAAGAGCTTTCTATTATACGAAATTATACGATTATTTTTTTCAAAATTGAGTATAAAATTCTGAAAGTCTTCATCAGGGTGAGAGACTTTGACAGGACGTTGTAAAACGAAGTCAATTATAAATTTGACAGTCACTTTGTAGAAGTTAAGCAAGACTTTCGAAGTTTGAAATACACGATTATCAATCTCTTTGTCTTTCTTAAACTTAATCTTATGCGAATTTGTGTATAAATCATACATTTGTATCGCGTAATATTTTTGTGACGTCGCATAAGCGCTATTCAACATTTTCAAGTATTCATTCTCGGCCACTTAGAAAACCCCCCAGTCATCTTTTTCAAACACAGAAACCCTATTCTTGTTCCATTTGTAATAAGTATATACTGCATATCTCAACGCATCCATGGCGTGGTCATTGAATTTCACAGGCTCATCAAGTACGTTACCTTTCCTGTCTTCTTTCCATTTATACATTTGTATCTCACGAGCTGCATTCGCACATTCTTCATACAAGTATATCATCTTTCTTTTCACAAAATCAATACCATCTTTCACACTTTTTTCTGCCGGGTATACGTTAAATCCTGCTCTTGCAATTTCTGTAATTCTGGCTGGTTCTGCACTATCTGCATATATTTCACAGTTCTTATCCTTGACAAAATATTCCAATTCTTGAATCAACTCATTGTTTGTTATCTGTGATTGATAAAATTCTTTCGTAATATATATTTCGTCATCTTTTATACCTATCTCAAGAATCACGGTAGGATTGTTAAAACCAAAGTCAATACCATATATAATACTATCAAAACTTGAAGGTAACTTTTGAACAATCTTGTAATTATTAAATATTTTGTTCTTTGCTTCCGCATACTCCCCCAAAGCATAGATCTGATAATAAGTTTCATCTTGCGATTTTAGATTTAATAACGCTTTTACATATTCTTCATCCAAAAAAGGATTATCCTTGTAAGTAGTCTTCAATACCGCTATATCATCTGACTC